GGTGATTTTCCGGCACATGAACTTCTTTGCCGGGCCTGCCAACAAGACCGCGCTTCAAGAAAAATCCATGGTTTACACCGTCGGGGATGAGGTCTGGCGATGGGATGATGGGATGATCGACTACCTGTTGAAGCGCCATCACGGGCGGTGGAACCGCAAGAACCTGATGCTCTCCCAAGGCGGCGATGAGGATGGGCAATGGCATAACCACGCGAAAGCCGGGAAGTGGCACGACCTAGAGCACGAATGCCCGAAATGCAAAATGGGCAGCGTGTTCGATTGGAATAACTACCAGTTTGAAAAGATCATCGACGCCAACGAAGAACTCGATTGGGTGGCAATTTACGAAACCGTCCGCTTGAAGTGCCCTCATTGCGGCGAACAATTCCAAGACACCGAATACAACCGCCGCCAATGGGCGAAGTGCAAGCCCGTGTGGGATGGCGGGAAGTTCATCCCCGGACGCATGACCTTGCGGGCGTCATTTATGACCGTTTGGCGCTATTCGTGGTGCGATATGGTAAAGGAATGGCTCATCGCCAACGAAGACAAAAAGAGCGGCCAACTTGAAAAGCTGGAAAACATCATCTGCCAGCGGTTCGCGCAATTCTGGAAGAAGCCGAGCGAAAGTCCTGTTTTAAGTATATCGGGCGAGGCGTATTCAAAAAAAGAATACCACGAAGGATTGAAATGGGAGCTAGAGCACAAAAGGTTTCTAACGGTTGACGTCCAAGGAACGCACTTTTGGTGCGTAATCAGGGCATGGCAGGTTGGTGGCGAATCACGGCTACTTTGGGAGGGCAGGGTTGAGACGTGGGACAACATTCGATACCTGCAAGAACGATATGGCGTGGAAAACTGGAATGTTGCAGTCGACTGCGGTTATAGACCCGGAGAAGCGGCGGAAGAGGCAATGAGGGCGGCAAAGCCAGGAGATACAAATACATGGGTCCTTCTCAGGGGCGAAGACACGCGAGATGGATATGTCAAAAATATAAACGGGAGAAACTTTAGGAGGATGTTTTCTGATTACAGAAAAAGTGAAGATTCAAAATTCAAAACATACAAATTTGTGGGATTTTCAAACCTTTTGGCGAAAGATTTCCTTTGTGCTTTGATGCAGTCAGGAAAGTTCGGAGTGCCGGTTGATGTTTCGAAAAACTATCACGCTCACATGCAATCGGAGCAGAAAAGGGAGACATCGCCGGGAATTTGGAGGTGGGAGCCAATTAAAAAAGGGAGGCCAAACCATTTATGGGACTGCGAGGTTGAGCAAGCGGTCATGGCTCATATCCGCAGAGTGTTTGTAAGCGCCACCGAAGTGAAGTGACCTTTGACACCCGCCACAAAGCATGGCGGCAAATAAACGGGATCAGGCGCGAATGCTCTTCAAGTGGGCGTTTGGAGATGCCGAGCGGACAGCGCAAATAACCACATGGTTTGATGCGGCGGTTGAAGATGGATTCAGCGCCAGCGGCAAGCTCGACGCCATTATGAGCGGCAGCAAGAACGGCGTGCAAATGCAAAAGATGATCGTTCAGAACCCAATGGAACGCATCGAGGTGCTGGATTACGCGAAAAGCGCCCTTGTTGCCGGATTCTTCCCCGGCGCTCGATCACGCGCTTACTTTTGACACCCGCCAAGGTTGATGGCGATTCTAAACGAGTTCGGAAGTCCTTACCAATACAAGGCGGCGAGGTCTGCCGAGCGGTATAATGGAAGCCGCCCGTGGGAGCCCGTCCAACTGCGGAACATCGACAAGCTCATCCCGAGTTATGATCGAAAAACGCTGCTTTCGGCAAGTCGCCGCATGTATATCAACATCGGAGTCGCACGGGGCGCGATTGACCAGAAGGCCATGTATTCCGTTGGCAGGGCGTGGCAGCCGGATTTCCTTGGATCGGATACCGAGTTTGGGGCGCAAGCGAAGGATTGGCTTGTGAATCAGTGGTATGGAATAGGTGACGTTCGGGGCGGAATGAATGATTTCGTTACCTCACTTTTCCTCGCATCCGTCGCTATTGACCGAGATGGAGAGGCATTCATCCTTCTAACAAAAACAGACGACGGATACCCGCGCTATCAACACATTCCAGCGCATCAAATCGCCACCGGATCGGATGAGACGGAAGGTAAAACCAAGGGCGGCGTGTTGCGTGATGGAGTCGTCTACAACCCACAAGGAGCGCCACTGTGGTATCGCCTAGTTGATGACGAAGGAAAGGGCAAGGAGTGGATTCAGGCGGCGAACATGATCCATCTTTACGACCCGCAATGGCAGGAGCAGGGGCGCGGGTTGCCAGCATTCACGCACGCCCTCAACGACCTCCGTGACATGGCACAATCCCACGAGTGGGAACGCATGGCGCAAATGATGCTTTCGAGTATCGGCATCATCGAATACAACGAAAACGGCGGGCCTGATCTGGATGATCCGTCTAACGATTTGATCGGTGACGTGGCAACCGGAAAGGGCATGACCATCGAAAAGCTCGACGGTGGAAGCATTCGGTATTTTCGGGCTAACAGCGGCGGAAAAATTGAAACGCTTAAGAGCGACCGCCCCGGCGAAGTGTGGGAGAATTTCCAAGATCGGATCATTCGTTCCGCGCTTGCCGGAATTAACTGGCCTTACTCGATGTCATGGAAAGCAACGGGGCAAGGAACCGCCGAAAGGTCTGACCTTGGCAAAGCTCAACGCGCCGTTGAGGACAGGCAGGACATTCTTGAATACGCTGCCAAACGTCTCATTTCCTACGCCGTTGCCGTTCAACAAAAACGCCAAGAACTTCGATCATCTGCCGATTGGTGGCGATGGGGATTCTCCAAACCCGCGAAGCTCACCATTGACGACGGGCGGGTGATGAAGGAGCTAGTCGAATCCTACAAGATGGGATTCAAGAGCGGCAGCGACATCACCGCCGCAATGGGGCGCGAATACAAAGACGTAATGCGCGCCAAAGCGGAGGAAGCCGCGCAACGCATGATCCTGATTCAAGAAATGAAAGACAAATACGGCGTCGAAATCAACCCGCGTGAGCTTGTGATGTTCACGCCAAACGAGCAGCAAACCACCGAAACTACTTCAAACGATGAAACTTCTAACGATTGAAAACCGAGCCGCGAAAGTGCGCCTAAACGATGCCGTCACCCCATGGTCTGCCGATGATTTGATTGGCGACATTGAGCGAAGCTATGGAAACAAAGCCGTCGCGGAAAACATGACCGTTGGAGGCTTCACGGCGTCCGCAGATGACGCGCTGGAGACGCTGGAAATTGAGATCAATTCGCCGGGTGGCAGCGTTCTTGATGGCTACCGAATCTACAACGCTTTGATGGGCATGCGTTCCCGTGGCGTCAAAGTTGTCGCCACCGTCAACACCCTAGCCGCATCCATGGGCAGCGTGATTCTTATGGCGGCGGATGAGGTGAAGATCGTCGAAGGCGGGCGGATTATGATTCACGAAGCCGCGCAAGTCGTTGCCGGAAACGCCGCCGATCACGCCCGAGCCGCGAAGAATCTGGAAGAAATCAGTGAGGAAATCGCCGCCATTTATGCCAAGCGAACCAAGGCCAAGCCCGAGGAGATGCGGGAGCTTATGAAAGCGGAAACATGGATGGGAGCGAAGGAAGCGGTTGAGCGCGGTTTCGCGGATTCGATTGTGAAATTTGACACGCCCGCAAAAGCGATGAGCATTCTAGCCAAACTCTTTCCGGGCAACGTCGAAGCTGAAAAGCTAGAGGCCGAGGTTGCAGAAAACGCGACCCTCCGCGAATCCCTCGCCACCGCGCAAGCGAAGATTGACGAGCTTCAAAACCTCGCTGGCGAAATCGCCGCAAAGGATTTGAAGATCACCGATCTAACTGTCAAGATTGACGACTTCACCGCCAAGCTCGCGGAAAAGGATTTGGCCATTGCCGACCTAACCGAAAAGGCAACTTTGACCGCCGAGAAAATCAGCATCGAAGCCTCCCGCCAGCTTGCGGCAACCGGGCATCCCGCGCCCGTAGCTACCGCCGAAGCGAAAATCGACAATAACGGCAAAACGCTTTTCGAGCAATACCGCGAACTTCAATCCGCCGATCCCGTCGCCGCCTCCAAATTCTGGAATGAGAATGAGGAAGCAATCCGCGCCGGAAAATAACCAATCACCACAAACTCCACTCCTAACTAACTACTACCATGGCCAACGCCGACTTCGCATCCAACGGGGTAAATGACGAAATCATTGCCCGCAACTTCATCCGGGGGTATACCTCGGTTATCGCGCCGCTTGCCGCGCTCAGCACTTCCTTCTCCGCAGACGCAGCCCGTCCCGGCGACACCATCAAAGTGATTCGTGACGCTACCGCAATCGACGCGGTGCAGACCAAATCCATTGGTGGTGCTTACACCATCCAAGATTGTGACGCTGACAAGGTTGACATCGAACTTGGGACGCCGAAATACGTTTCGTGGAGCCTAGACGATGTTGAGGTCGCCCGCGCTTCCGGCATCTCTATCGAGCTTTTCGGATTCCGCAAGGGCAATGCCCTCGCCAAGTCCATCATGCAGGACATTCTGGGGCTTGTTACGAACACCAACTACGGAGCCGCCGCCTTTACCGGAGCCGCTTCAACGTTCGACGAGGACGATGTCGCTGACATCGCCAAGGCTTGCGATGACGCCGACATCCCCGAAGAAAACCGCGTGCTGATGCTGTCTAACGGCTACATCGCCGCCCTTCGCAAATCCGGTGCAATCAAGGACACCTCCGGTTACGGCTACAACGCCATCATGTCAGGTGATGTCCCAATGCTTCACGGCTTCCGGGTCATCAAGTCGAACATCATCCCCGCCAACTCGGAAAACCTTGTTGGATTCGCTTGCGACCCCGCCGCAATCCTCGCCGCCTTCCGCTACAATGCCCCGCAGTCCGGTCACAAATACACCCGCGCCGAGCCTATCGTCGGTGAAGGTGGGATTACGCTTGGCCTGCGCGATTGGTATGACGAAAACAGCGGAACCCGCCGGATGGTCATGGAGGCCATCTACGGGAAAACCGTTGGTATCGCCGCTGGACTCAAGCGCCTCGTCTCCGCCTAACTCTAACCGGGCGGCGGCGAAACATCCGCCGCCCTAACCAGAACCATCATGGCACAAGTCGCACTATATATCGGAACCAAAAACGGGAAACGCCAACTCATCGAAGAGGGCGACCCGCGAACCATCCGCAGCAAGTTCAAACTGTCTGACGGCGATGGGTTTGACGTTTTGGAGGTCTTTGAATCTGCCGTTGGCAGGTCAAAGCGCAAAACCTTCAAAGAGGGCCGGGAATCCCCAGCCGCGCCAGCCCCGGAACCGGAAGCGCCAACCGAGCCAGCCGACGAACCCGAGCAATCGGGCGAAGCGGACGCTCCCGACATCGAAGCCCTCAAAGCCCTCGCCGCTGGCGACGGGCGGAAGGCCGAAGTGAAGGAGGCCAAGGAAAAACTTGCCGAACTTGGGATCATCGTCTAACTTTCTTGCGTCGTATTCATTGGCGAAGCCGCCGTCTGGGAAACCGGGCGGCGGTTTTGTTTTTGACCCCGCCCGTATTGCATGGGGGCTTTAGACGATTTCCTTTTAGGCGGCAATGACGAGCTGGATGCGACGTTTGGCACCGTCACCATGACATGCGCGGGGCAATCCTTCGCCGTCGTCTTTAATGATGCGCGTGAGGGGCAGGAAGGGGCGCTTGGCGGTTTGGAGGGCGACATCCAAGCCACGGTGACGGCGCAACCCGGCGACGTTTCTAGCCCGTATTCACTCCTCGAAAAACGGTGCGTGATTTCCGGGCGCAACTACCGAATCGCGGACATTACCGTTGGCAACATCGCCGTGCATTTCGCGCTGGCGGCAACCAATGAGGCGCGATGATTTCAACGCCGATTCAACGCCGGATTTTGAGGAACCCAGCGGAGGACATCACCGGAACGTCCAGCTTGCCACTTGGAACGAGGGTCACGAATAACCGCGCCTTCGCCGCCAGCATCGAGAACGCCATCCGCGAACTCAATCAGGTGATGCACGCCCTTGCACCGAACTTGCGGGACAATGGCGACATGGGCGGGAAGCTCGATGGCTTTGAGGTAGGCGGCACGAGCGCGGAATGCACCAGCGCCGGGGGCGTCGAAGACTTGGAAGGTCAACCCGTGCCATCCGTCGCGCATGAGTCCTTGAATCGCGTTGAATCCGCCGCGCCCCGCGAACAACTCGCCATCCAGCG